TCTTCTTGTGTTTTCTTTCTTGAAAATGAAAAAGGTGATCCCTCTGCCTTATGTGAGCTGGTCACGACCGTTGATCAAGCCTGGTTCAACGAACCACATAAAAAAGCAATATTCCACATCATCAAGAAAATAGCTCTTGAGTCCGTAAAGCAGTCTTTCATTGTTCCTGGCAGTATTGCTGTTATGGCTCAGAAACTGCTTTTTTCGATGAATTACAAAAGAGAATGTGAATTCGTAGAGCCCGTTACTAATTCGCCGTCAATGTTCTTCAGCGTTGACACTCTCTACCTTGTCATTCCTGTCTGGCGGATCAAGCTTGCAAGGAACCGTCTCAGACAAAATGCTGAAAGGATGATCGACTTTCTTGACAGAGAGCCGGATCAGAAAGTGATAGAAGAGGAAATACCGAGTCTTATTGAAGCCCAGCAGGACATTTGGGATGGTGCGGCAAATTCAACTAAAAGGAGTGATGACTGGAACTCTTCTGTTGACGAGCTTCTTTCACCTCTCCCGCCAGATATGTCTATAAGCACTGGTCTGAAGGTTCTTGATGATGCGATCCAAGGCGGAATTGCAAAGAAAGGATCTCCATATTCTGGCCGTCTCATCGTCATTGCAGCAAGACCGTCAATGGGTAAAAGTACATTCGCCATCCATCTTGCAACACAGCTTGCTGATACGCATGGTGATGTTATCTTTCTCAGCATGGAGATGTCAAAAAAGCAAGTTCAGTACAAGGCGATTTCCTGCTACGACTATATCAATTTATCAAGACAAAGAAAACTTGTAGACCCCATCAGGTCAAATAACCTAAGAAACAGAACATACACACCTGACCAAAGGAAGAGACTTGATGGATATAGAATTTCTCCTTTTGTCAAGCGGTTTCACATCTTTGAGTCCGCCGAAAGTATTGCCACCATCTCGGCAAAAGTCAAGCTGCTTTCAAAAACAAGAGCAAATCTTTCCGCTGTGTTCGTTGATTACCTTCAGCTTATAGAAGGGTGCTCCGGCGACGCAAACAACACAGAGGCATCAAATATAGGCCATGTCACGAGAGCCTTAAAGAAACTTGCCACAAGCATTGGTATTGACATTTTTCTGTTAAGTCAGGTCAATAGAGGTGTTGAAAATAGAAATGACAAGATGCCGAATATGTCAGACCTCAGGGCCTCTGGCAGAATTGAGGAGGATGCTGATATTGTAATGTTCTTGCTAAGACCGTATTACTACGACCAAAGCAAAGACCCCTATGAACTGGCGATCTCAGTTGCCAAAAACAGGCATGGCATCTGTGGTACGCTTGGCTGCGCAATAGACCTTCAAAGTTCCGTTATTTTTGATCGAGTCTCGCTATGAAATTCACGCCTCCCCCGGACTGGAGCAAGATCTTCAAGGAAAGACCTGATCTTGAAAGCCCTGGCTATCAAGAAACCCTCAGGCTGCTTCGTGAAAAGACTGCGGAAGTTGATCCCATTAGGCTCAGGATGGAACGCATACACAAAGAAAGGCAGGCTGACAAGAACAGGGCTAGACGGAAGCCCTCTAATCGTGAAAAGTCAGCTATGCCAGATAGCGTGAATCCTTTGCTCAGCGTCGATAAACGCCGGGGCAAGAATAGGTAAACACTGCGGAGCGTTCTCAAGAATTCCTTGCCGTATCTTCGCCATGTCAAGCAGCAGCGCATGGATCTCGGCTGGAATCTTCAGTTGAGCTTCCATGTTTGTCCTTGTTATATGCCTTGCCTGCGGCGTCTCGCTGCGTCAGGCCCGGCGGGGCCTCCCCACCCTAGCCCTGACTACCACTCGGGCTCATGGCCATCATCGGCTGGCACTGGCTCAAGCATCTCTTCCAGCTTCTGTATCTGAACGGCCTGGAAATCTATTGGCGGCATCGGCAGCCTTCGACAAGAACGCTTGCTGTTGACCGCTGTGGGAATCCCGTTGACCTCGCAGTGTCGCTCGTACCAGTCACGAACCATTGTTGGTGTCACGAAGCCTTGCAGCAGATTGGCCACTGCTGGCACGTCCTCACCCTTCTCAAACAGCAGCTTTGCCGTGACGCGCAGGATTCTGTTGAGACTGCTTGCTCCTTTCGTGCTCATCGGCTTGCCGCAAGGTTGCCAATATGCTAGGCTAGCAACCGTAACTCACTTGAGGGCCAAGCCCTCCTGGCTATGAATCAGGTCGTTTTCACCGAGAAGCAACTTCAGGAGCTTAACGAGCCACTTTCGCAGCATGTCGTAAAAATTCGCACCCAAAGCGGACGTGCGCTGTCATACATTGAAGGTTGGTGGGCCATTCATGAAGCCAATCGTATCTTTGGCTTTGGAGGATGGAATCAAGAGCTTGCAGAAGTTCGCTGCGTGTCTGAACGTGAGAGGAAGATCGGTAGAGACAAAAAGGATGGATGGGGTGTCTCTTATGTCGCGAAGGTGCGCATTACTGTTAATGGCGTGATTAGGGAGGGGATTGGTGCTGGCCATGGCATTGACGTTGATCTCGGCCAAGCCCACGAATCAGCGATCAAGGAGGCGGCTACCGATGCCATGAAGCGAGCGCTGATGACATTTGGTAATCAGTTTGGCCTTGCTCTGTATGACAAGGATCAGCGTAACGTTGAAGATCGTCCGCCGAATCTTGAGCAAGTCTCCGACTCAGAGAAAGCTGAACAGAAGTTTATCACCACTCTGTTTAACAAAATGGAGCAGGTTGGTATTGATGCCGATGGTGTCAAAACCTTGAAGGCCATCCTCCGCGTCAATGAATTTGAGGAAGTCAAGGAGCAGATTCGGCCCAAGCTGATTGAAAAACTGACGCCGGAGTACGCCGTAAATCTCAATGCTGGCAAAAACGCCAGCGGGGAACAGGTTGTTCCGGTTCTCAAGAAAGAGATAGAGAACTCAACTGCTGAACTTGCCAGCAAAGTCGAAGGAGTTTTCGGCTGATGTCAGATGACAGAGAGTTTTACGAAAAGGATGGGCTTCAGTACGCGAGGATCTCAACAATCCTTGGCGAAACAATGCCTGTTTTTCATCCAGAAAAGAGCAATGGTCTTTCCATTTGGCAGCAGCGCGAGCCAGATGCAGCGGCGATTCTTGAAAGAAGTCAAAGGCGTGGAACGCTGATTCACGCACAGGTCGAGGGCTTTCTTGGCGCCGATCAGGCTGCCGCTTCTTGGACGGTCGAAGAGTTGATGTTTTACAACATCCCTGCTTACATCAACTATCTTCAGCCGCTTCTTCAAAATCTGAAGGAGCAAAATGCTGAAGATACCATGTGGCCAGCTTTTAGTGAAACGCCGCTGATGATCGAACAGGAGCTTTTCTGTTCACATGGCTATGCAGGCAAGCCAGACCTCAGGTGCTGGTTTGAAGGCAAGTACACTGTATGGGACTGGAAAACAGCCAGATCCATCAAGGAAGAGGGTGTCAAAAGAAAGCTCAGGCCAATGAGCAGGTACGCAGAAGCCAAGATTCAGGTATCTGCCTATGCCCTTGCTCACAATCTTGATCTGGCGCCAACTGGTAATTATCCACCAGTTGAGCAATGCGCTATTTGCGTTTGCTATGACTGGTGCGAGCCGTTTCTGTATCTGATGTCTATTGATGAAATCAAGAAGGCAGCTTACGAGTTCATCGAGCGCTTTGGCTTTTACAAGGAGCTGAAAAACTCAATCTTTCCCAGATCATTAAACGCAAACAAGCAGGAGGTTTGAAATGATGTCAGCCAGTGTCGATGGCTACGTGACCAAGCAGCCAATCACAAGAGAAGGCGAGTATGGCCGGTATGTTGATCTTGACCTAAGGGTTGCAACTGCCGGCAAAGAGGTGCATTACGTTTCTTCCAGATTTTATGGCAGAAAGATTGGCCCAATCATGCAGTACATTAACAATGGCGACTACATAACAATGTCCGGCTGTGTTACCTCAATAAAGGAGAAGACTAGGGAAAGCGGCAAATACTGTCAGATATACCTGAAGGACGCCTGCTATACGCTGCCGCCAAAGGCCAGCACAGAAGCCCGCTTCAAGGTCGCCCTGCCGGATCGCAACTCAGACCAATCTGAGGATTTGCTTGACGATTTCGGCTTTGACAGCGATAATGATGGCGAGCCCTTCTGATTCGTTGGCAGGGCCTTCATTAGCTTCTAACCGCCAAAACCATGGCACTTTCTTTTAACAACTGTAGTTTCAGCGGCAATGTCGGGAGGGACCCCGAAGCCCGCTATTTTGAAAATGGCAGCGTGGTTGCCAACTTTTCGATTGCCGTCGCAGGCCGACGCGATTCTGTCTTCTGGATGCCTGTAAAGGTATGGGGAAAGAATGCTCAGGTTATTCTTGATTACGTCAAGAAGGGTTCTCAAATCATCGTAAATGGTGAACTTGAGGAGGAGTCTTGGGAAAAAGATGGCAAGAAGAATACCCGCATGACCCTCAACTGCAGGGACTTCAAGCTGATGGGTGGACAAAAACCAGCAAATGGGGGCGGTGGTTCTTCGCGAGCTGCGTCTTCTCCTGCTCCTACACGTTCCAAGACAGCGCAAGAGGTTGATGACATGGAAATTCCCTTCTAATAGCGGGGCATGGCATAGGCTTACATAGCAGCCGACGCTACTCTCTCCCAGGCGCTGACAGGATTACTGCTCGGGCCATGCGGTAATTTCTCAACTGCTGTAGTAATCAGTTGAGCCAGATGCGCCGAGAAGTCGGAGTCTTGATTGAGGTGATGTGGTTCCTGGGCTGATTCATCCCGCTGTGGCATCATCAAGGGTAGTTGCCTGTAAGTCCCCACAAAATGTCAAACAAGAGCGATCCCCACTACGGGGCACTATTGATTGAGCAAGCACGGCTTCATCTCGGCACTGTCATGGCAGGCCAAGATTCGGAGCCGTTTTTTGCTGCAATGCTGAAAATTATAGAAGCCGATGTCCACCATGGCTACCTGACTCTCAACAACAAGCAGGTCAAGTTAAAGGGAATCAAGGACCTTCTCTTTAGCGTTTACTATGGTTTTGGCATCAAGGACATGCCAACATTCCTAGCAAATGTTGTAAAGTCTTCTCTGAAAGAAAAGTCAAAAAACAAATATGGCCATCAGTTTATCGACTGGCTGAAAGATCAAGATCCTGAATTCAAGTTCCCGCAGGAATACTTTGAGTTTCGTCGTGTGATAAGAATGGTATTCTTCAGCAAGAAGATGCCGAAGAAGAACAAAATACTGTGCTACAGATGGGTTAAGTTCATGTATCAAACTGACCCTGGGATGCTTCAAAATATTGGCTGGGACAGGAAATATAAGACGGTTCAGGACTGTTATTACAAGGAAGGATACGAAGAAAAAAGAAAAATCCTCACCCCAATCAAAACCTATCAGAACCCAACAGAGCATCAACTTGATCAACTTGTGGAAAGTCTGTATGCCAGACTTGGCCTTGGCAGAACAAAGTTGTTAGGGTTGAAGCTGATTGATCGCTGCAGAGATGAAGATCCTGCCTGGGACTGGTATTCAGAGTTTGATGATGATCATGCTCCAGCCGGGGCCGAACGGGTCGAGCAGTGACTGGATCACCCTGCGGCTGGATGGCCCGCTCCAGCCCAAGGAGAGGCCCCGCCAGGGCGCTGGCAGGTCGTTCACCTCTCCTCGCTACCGCGCCTGGCTGGCAGCCTCGCAGGCATCCCTCCAGGCCCAGTGGGAAGGCAGGCCACCGCTGGAACACGCCTTGGCCGGCTTTGAATTTCACGGCCATGGCAGAAGTGATGTTGACAACCTGCAAGGCGCCGTGCTTGATGCCGCTGTCAAGGCTGGGGTTTTGGTAGACGACCGATGCTCGCGTGTTCCAGGTGGGATTCAGTGGTGGCAGCCGGCCCCAACCGACCAACAGGCGACGTTCCTGTATCTGCGTCCGTGGTGGCCCCCTCAGAAACGCTGACCGAGAACGTTGCGCATCGGCCAGTTTCAAGCTACTATGGCTTGGTCGTCAACGAGTTTTCACGTTGCCCCGCCGAAAAAACACCGCTGAAGCGGAAACCACCGTTACCACCGAAATGACCGAGGCCACCACCGAGAAGAAGCTGCCCGCGAAGTCGAGCAAGAAAGGCACCCCTGTCAGCCCTGAAAAGCTGATGGAAATTACCTCCAAAATGGAAGGTAATCCGTCTGATGTGATCGCTCAGGCCTGCGGCTATTACACCGAGATCACAACTACCGCAACTGGCGAGGTTGAGGTTCGCGTCACTGTCGAGGACAACTTTGCCTTTATGCAAGCTCTGCTTGCTGCTCAGGGCACCAAACTTGCACCTCCGGCTCGCCCCAGTCGTCGCACCAGCCGTCAGCCGATTATCAAGATCGGCAAAACTGGCAACATCGTTGTTGGTGGTCGTTACACCACGATCGCTGGCTTCCCGTTTGGGGAAGATGTTGAGTCCAAGGTTCGCGTTGAAGCCGAGGCTGGCAAGATCACGATCTTCGCTGCTCCGGCGGAAGACTATTCCTCCACTGAAGCCGAAGAGGCCGATGAAGAGGAAAGCGATCTCGACTTCTGATTCGCAACCTGTCGTTCATTGCCCCGCATCACAGCGGGGCTTATTTTTTCTCCATGACCTACAGGCATCTCAAACAAGCAATTGAATTCAGAAGGATCTTTGGACAGCCCTTCGCAAAAACAAACCACAAGTATCCAGAGTCCGAGGAAATCCGTGAAAAGCTAAAAATGCAGCTTTCGCTGATTCAAGAAGAGGGCAATGAGTTCAATGAAGCACTTGAGATCTGGCAGCGAATGAGCCAAACGCTGCAGAAACCGGAGTCGCTTTATAGATACAAGTCCGAAGTTCTCAAGGAGTTAGCAGATCTTGTCTATGTCTGCTACCAAATGGCTGCCTTCCTTGGACTTGACCTTGATGAGGCCATGGATCGCATTCATAAGTCAAATCTCAGCAAGCTGGATGACAATAGCCAGCCGATCTACAACGAGCACGGCAAGGTGATGAAAGGGCCAAATTACAAGAAGCCTGACCTGCTTGATCTTGTAGAAGAGTCTACCATCGGCCTTAAGTTTTCGGTAAGGGTTGACGGCGTTGATTGGCCGAAAACGCTTGGTGATTTTACTTTGGTGGGACCAGCGAACAATATAGGCAGTTGGCGCTGGTATGAGCGTACCTTTGAGCTTGATGGCGTTCAGACAACAGAAAGGGTTATGGTTGATTCTGGTTTGAACTTTGTTCAGTCGTCCCTGGCTTGAACTCCCTGCCCTCCAGGTTCAGGTTGCCAACCCTGATTTCCTGCATTTTGACCTTAAACAAGGTTGACATGCTTTTCTCTAAGGCCCCGTCGAGGGCTTTTCTTGTTTCCTTGTCCAAGTGGGCCATCCTCTGGGTCAGTGTCTCAAGAAGCCCAGTCATTGAACCAGCAAGTTCGTCGGCAGCGTCTTTCGCTTTAGCGTAGCTTGCTGCTATCTCTTCGTTTTCAGCCTGGCTGAGAGGAAGTTTCATTGATCCTATGGATGGTGATTTCTATCCAGTCTGGATAGGCGTCTTCCAAGTGTCGCAATGCCGATTGATTGCCGCCCGGCCAATGCCGCAACGTGCCGATGGTCGGAAAATCCGCTTCATAGGCAACGGAGAATCGGTAGGAAGCCCTTTCCATCCTTGTATTGTATAGGCGGAACCCAAATCAAGCAAGATGGCGAGAACCGTAAAGGGCAAGACTAGGTTTCCATTTCGGATCACTCTTGTTCCACCGGACAGGGCAGCCCCGAAGCCGCCATGGATCGGCTCGCACCAGTGGAAATACAGGGCAATCTACAACATTAAAATGAAGCTCTTTATACAGATAGAAAAGGCATCGAACAGGGCAAAATGGCAGTGGTATAAATTTTACTCTGTCAGGGGCTATGGAGCGCCTGGGCGGCTTGAGTTTATTTGTCCGTACTCTGGAATGACTGCAAAAACATTAAATCAAGATGAGGCCGCTTCTGCCAGAAGATACTGGGCGTCCTGTGCTGAAAAGTCCAGGCGGATACTTGAATGGCTCAATGCCTTGCACCCAGAAAGGTACTCTCCAGACTTAAATAGCTACCTGCTGAGGCTCATTGTAGTGCCATATAATATAAGAGAAATAGAGACGTATCAACGTAGAAACCCGTTTGTCAAGCCGAAGCCATGGCAAGGTCTGTAAAGTATCACGCAGCGGTCAACAAAGATGGCTGGCCGATCTTCAATAAAACACAAACAGATAATAGAATTGCGCTATGCAAGGCTGCACTTTGTCCAGATAGGACAATGCTGATAAAGTTCAAGGATTGCTACAAGGATGAAGCTCAGATCGCAAAATTCTGTAAAATGCGTTTTCTGTCTGAAGAGTATTTTGATCAGAATGTAAAGGATTTGTCAGAGCTTGCCTGGGGTGGAGTTTACACCAAGTACGATCGTTGCTTGGAAGGTGGATTTTATCCGTTTGTCAGGTGTGTTCAAAGGAGCAGGCCGATAGACACTGGAGTTATATGGATTGGAACGAGGCATGAATATCCGAGGATCTTTGTTGACAACCTTGTTGCCCACTGGATCTGCCCGTACTCAAGGTCGGGGATCGTCATGACCGAGCCGTTTGAGCCGCTGTATCGCACCCTGGAGAACTGGCAGCGGTTGTCCGATCGGCGCTTTTACCCCAGCCTCAGCCTGCCGCCCGTGCCGGATTTGTAAAAATCTGCGTCACCAGCCCATGCAGATCGGTTTTCTGCTAGGCTTGTGAGGCCCAACCAAACAAGGCTAGTGGAACTCGCTGATCCCTCCAAAACTTACAACAACCGACCTCCGTACTATACACCTTGGACCCCAAAAACCTTACATGAGAGAATGATGGTTGAGGCGGAGGCAGTCGTCAGGTACAACTGGCTTGATGTTGCGCTTCACGATAAAGCGAAGATTGAAGAGGCACCTTATGATCATGTCTATATCTGGATTGTGACAGAGACGGGCTCTCACCTGATCCCGATGTACTGCGAGACAAAAGAAAAGCTAAAGATTGAGGGAACTCAGTACACCTTCATAAGTCACGGAATTTACAATTTTGTCACCAGGAACAACACGACGCCGCTCTGCAACCTTCCTGATCACAGTTATTACCTTGTAGTCAAGAGGCGTACTCCTGATGGCGGTGACATCATCCCTGTTGATTTGGATTTATTTTTGGACCTTGTTAGTCTTGGCCGCTGGGCCTGGAGCGAAGGGGTAGGGGTTGTTTGCGTGAGTCGGCCCGTTTGACAGCCAGCCGCTTTTGTCCTACAGTTCCGGCTGCTGCAATGCAGCGCCACCAACAAGCTCCACAGCCATGATCCGCAAGTTTCCCCTCGTTGACAACATGCGCCGCTATGGCGGCAACTTTGTAAGCAAGCTCGCTGATGCGATGGTTGCTGCCGATCCTGTCAACTTCGACAGGCTCTGCGCTGCTTTTCCCGACATTGTGGAAAAGTACAGCGAACCTGTCGCCTCCTGATTGCATAGCGAAGCTGTTATCAACTAAAACAAAGCATTCTTGCTATTGACTCTAATGATTGACTACCCTGAGTACGAACGCCAACAGGAGTTGGCGCATCAAGGCGATCATGTTCTTGAATACATGAAAGCCGTGTTTAATGACTGGCAACCGGCGCACGACACTCTGGCAAGCCTCGATCGGCGCGTCTACAAGGACACTGACGCAGGCATTGAAGTCAGCTTTCAACTTGACGACGGCACCTGTATCTGGTCAGGGGACAAACGTGGTGACGACTCTTCACTTGTCCCTCGGGTTCATCGCATTGGCTTCAGCAGCATCGTCGAAGGCTCTGACGCCGCAGTCCCCCTGCGATGGCTCGATCTGTTAGACGAATCGCTTGACTCACCAGACAAGGCAGTCGCTGAGTTCAACCGACTAGCCGATGAAGTCAACGATGAAGCCTGTGAATTATGGGTCGAAGAGCACTACCTACTCTAGGACGACTCAGATGGCTAATCTCACCTTCAACCTGGCGCGAATCCACACTATGGGTAGGCCTGGTAGGGTTTACGTAGGGATATATGGGGGAATAGGCGTGGGGAGTAAGCTCTACTCAGCCTTGAATCAGCGGGCCGAAGGCCCG